AGCATTTAAAAAGGGCGAAGTCCAAACTCTTGCTGAATTTCAAGAAAGACAAAAAGGGTCTTAGTATGAAGCTACCTGCTGAACTAGGGTCGCTTCAAGACCTTAAAAAAAGAGAAGCAAACGCATTCAAACGCGCTACACACTGGCATGATCAGTTAGATGATGCGTATGAATACTTTTTACCCAACAGAAACTTGTTTGAAACAGTAGTAGCAGGGCAGAAGAAGATGGATAAAATCTTCGACTCGACTGCATTAGAGGCTATTCAACAGGGTGCAAGTAAGCTACAAGAAAACATAGCACCAATCTGGTCGCGCTGGGCTACGTTTGAACCATCTCTTCGCGTCAAAAAACTATTAGAGTCTGGTGACTTTAATGTATCTGAAGAAGACATTAAGCGTAACCTAGAAGAGCAAGCTGATGAGGTCTTTGATTACATTAACCGTTCTAACTTTGCTACACAATTCTATGAACACGCACTTGATCTTTTGATTGGTACAGGCACGCTTCGTATTGATGAGGTAGAAGATGATGATATGCCTCTTGTATTTAGTGCTATCCCACAAAAAGGTATAGCATTTGAGGAAGGTCCACAGGGTAATGTTGAAACACATTGGCGTAGATTTGAAGTAAAGGCTAGTGACTTGCCTCGTAAGTGGCGTGGTTTTAAACCATCACCAACTATAGCTAAAGTTATCAAAGACAAGCCTGAAACTATGGTAAAAGCCTATGAGGGCGTTGTTTACTTACCAAAAGCTAAAACATATTACGGTTGCTTGTGGATTGGAAAAGAAGATCACGGAAGTTGGATGGAAGACTTTGGTCCAACATCTCCGTGGGTTACTGGGCGTTACTCTAAAGTAGCAGGTGAGATCCGTGGTCGCGGTCCTGCACTACAAGCATTGCCTGATGTTAAGTCATTGAACAAAGCAAAAGAGTTTACGCTACAGAAAGCGGCTATCGACCTTGCAGGTATGTACACAGCAACAGATGATGGCGTTACAAACCCCTACAATATAAGCATAAGTCCGGGAGTTGTTATTCCAGTAGGTTCTAACAACAACGCTAATCCATCATTAAGACGATTAGACACTGGCGCTAACTTACAATTATCGCAGTTTGTCATCAATGACCTACAAATGAACATTAAGAAAGCGTTATTCAATGATCTGCGTGACCCAACAGGGGCTGTTAGATCAGCTACAGAGGTAGCTATTGAGGCTCGTGAACTGGCAAAACGAATTGGTTCTGCATTTGGACGCTTGCAAACTGAAGTATTAATCCCTATTATAAAGCGTGTTGTTGCTATATTAACTCGTAGAGGCATTATTCAGCCGCTACAGTTAGATGGTAGAGACATAGATATTAAGTTTATGTCCCCTCTAGCAAGGCAACAGGATGCAGAAGATATACTTACTGTCCAACAAGCTGTACAGTTTGTACTTCAAAATGCCGGTCCTGACCAAGCTAAGATTGGATTTAAACTTGAAGACTTTGGTACATGGGTTGCTGATAAAGCAGGTATGCCTGCCGCACTTGTTAGAAGTGAAGCTGAGAAAGTAGCAATAATACAAGCAGGTGCAGAAGCGGCACAGCAAGGTATGCCTGCAGGTGAACAGCCAATGCAAGGACAGACTATACTTTGAGTTGGAACAACATAGACAAGGCTTCTTCGGAAACCAAGTCTAAGTACGCAGAAGAACAGAGACTAAAAGCCATTGAATTATCTAAAGCATACAATGGCTGTTTCTCTACGCCTGAAGGAAAGAAAGTCCTTGAAGATTTAACGTCTCGTTTTATCTATGGCAACGATACCCCCTTTGAATCACAGAACGTAAACTACGAAGCGGCTTATCATAATGGTGAGTCAGGTGTAGTTAAGTATGTGATCAATTTAATACAACAAGCTAAAGTAAGAGGTTAATATGTCAGACGAACAAGCCGAAGTACAAGAAACTACTTCTGATACCTTGTTAGACAATGCCGAACCCACGTTAGGTGAGAACGAGTATTTTCTAGCTGAAGGTATTAAGGGTACAGGTGAAACTCCAGAGTGGTATAAAGCAGATAAGTACCAGTCCGTTGCAGAACAAGCAAAGGCGTACACTGAACTTGAAAAGAAGTTTGGTGGATTTAAAGGCGCACCTAAGGATGGTTATGTTGCTCCTGAAGGTGTAGAGCAAGATGATGCGTTACTTGCTGAACTAACTGAGTTTGCTAAAGATACCAATATGTCTCAAGAGGCGTATGGTCGTGCATGGGAACTATTAACTGCACAAGAGCAAGCAGTTGAAGAAGTTAGTGCTGAACAAGAGATGGCAAAGCTAGGTGACAATGCTACTCAGCGTTTGAAGAATGTTGAAGGATTTTTAAAGAACAACCTTGATGCTGATACTTATACTCAAGTGCAAGACTTAGTAACTACAGCAGAAAGTGTACAGCTTATTGAAGCTATCGTAAAAGCTACTGTCCCTGCTAAACTACCCATCGAGGGTGGCGAGCATCCGCAAGGTTTAACGTGGTCAGATGTAGAAGCAGAAATGTTTAAACGCCATGAGAATGGTCAGTTCCTCAGAAGTGTTGATCCCAACCATGAACGGAAAGTTCAACAGATGCTTGCATCGTTTGGCGGTTAATATTTACAAGTATGGGTGTTCGGTGTTATAATAAGCGCATCGAATACCCTATCCCCATAGGCTCGGTAAATTTAGGTTGGATGCTGACCAATTTACTGGGTACTCAGCGAAAACCTTGAAAAACTTTTAAATTAAATCTCTTTTTCGAGGATATTAAAATGAGTGTAAATCTATCTCCTGTAGCTGTTACAGAATTTGACAGCATGGTGAAGCACGCTTACCAAAACGCTTCACTACTAAGAAACGCAGTTACCGTACGTAATAACGTAGTTGGTGACACTTACAAGTTCCGCGCAATGGGTAAAGGTACTGCCGCGGCTCGTGGTACTACTTCTACTGACGTATCTCCAATGAACGTTGCTCACAGCTTAGTTACTGCTACTCTAGCTAACTATGTTGCTCCTGAGTACACTGACATCTTTGATGCGGCTGAAGTAAACTTTGATGAGAAGCAAGAACTTGCTCAAACTATTGCAGGCGCATTGGGTCGTAGACTTGATGACATCGTTATTTCTGCAATGGATGCGGCAACTCCGGGTGCTACTGTTGGTACTGGTGGTACTGCTCTTGCGGCTACTGATCTTATTGACGCTAAAGTTGAGTTGGTTAAGGCTGGCGTTGGTTCTAACGATCTATACTGCGCTATCAGTGGTGCAGGTCTTGCAGGTCTATTAGCTGATGAGAAAGTTTCATCTTCTGATTACCAAAATGTTAAGGCTCTAGTAAATGGTGAAATCAACACATTTGCAGGCTTCAACGTAGTTGTTATCGAAGATCGTACAGTTGGTGGTCTAACTACTGCTTCTGACGTAACCGCAGGCTACGCATTTGCTAAAGATGCTATTGGTCTTGCTATCGGTGTTGATAACAAAACTACTATTGATTATGTACCTGAGAAGGTTTCTTTCCTTTGTAACGGTATGTTGAAAGCAGGCGCGGCTGTACGTGATACAGCAGGCTTGATTCAAATCAACTATGATGCAACACCTGCCTAATTAGGCTTATAAGGGGGGTTCGCCCCCCTTTCTTTTCTCTACATAAAGGTAAATCATGGCTAGTAAAATAGAACTAATTTCTAACGCATTAATTCTGATAGGTGATTTGCCAATAACATCACTTACTGGCAACGCACGAGCGCAGGTTGTAGCTAACAACTTGTATGATAATATCGTCAAAGCAGAACTAACTAAGTATCGTTGGGGCTTTGCTAGAAAGAAAGCACAACTAAATAAAGATGCTACAGCTATTACTGGCACAGAGTGGAATGCTAAATACACACTACCCTCTGACTTACTTACTTTGGTTAAGATCAATCCTAATCAGCCATATCAAATTATTGAAGACAAAGTATATGTAAATCATAGCGGTGACTTGTTCTGTGATTACATAGCTGATGTACCTGAGAATGAGTTCCCTGTACACTTTGCTAAAATGATTGAGTACGCATTAGCAAAAGACTTTGCTATGTCTGTACGCGACAACGCTACAACAAAACAAATTATGGCAGAGGAGTATCTTAATGCTTCTCGCATGGCACGATATACTGATTCACAGCAACATCCTATTACACCTATACAGAGCAGACCATTCCTTGATGTGAGGTACTAATGGCTTTAACTAACTTTGTACAAAACAGCTTTGTTAGTGGTGAACTATCGGAAGAAGTAAAATCAAGAACTGATATAGGTCAATACTTCAAAGGCATGGAAACAGCTAAGAATGTTGTGACTTCGCCTCAAGGTGGCGTCAGAAGACGTATGGGTTCAGAGTTTGTTGGTGTTCCTATTGGACCTACTGAAAGAGATGCAACTGGTTCTTTTTCAGACCCAGATACTAATGGTGATGGAAACGAGGCTAATCTTGACGACAATGACGGGACTACGTTTTATCTCAGTGGCGGTGGTACAGTAGATGATCCACCACAAGTAAACTCTAAAAGCATTAGCACTAATGATAATTGGGTCGCATGGCAACACGATCTTGGCGGATCAAATACATCTACAATTAAATTTGTTGATATACTTGGAATACAGTTTGATACGACAACTACTACGCCAGAAAGTACAGAGTTTGACTTAGAAAGTTCTGATAATGACTCTGACTGGGTTAAAGAAGCAGATATACCCAAAATCACAAACTTTGCTCAAGACTTTAGAATAACCATAGATGTGCCAGTTACGGACACAGAAGGACCTGACACGCGTGTTAGACAATACTGGCGACTTATAAGAAAAGGAACATCAGACTTAGGCACAGAAACCTTAAAAATAACAGATGTAAACTTTTTAAAAGTTAATGAAGCCACCCCTGATGGCAAATATAAAATGCATTCTTTTGAGGTTGATAAAGATAATAGCTTTTTGCTTTTCTTTACGCCAACTAATTTAAGAATTTATAAGGTTACAGATACGGCTACAACTTTTTTTCAAGACATAAATCATGGGCTTGGAGATGATTTTCCTAATCGTGTAGCGGCTAACGAAAATGTACTGTTGCTGTTTAATAAGAATCAACCAACAAAACGGCTTATATACAATTACAACAAAGACGATAAGTTTTATTACGATACATTTCCATATACAAATGTGCCGCGCTATAACTTTAATGATAGGTTAAGCCCAGTAATTGTAGATGCTTTAGTTGATGTAACTTTTCCATCTAATATTGCAGAAGGGAATAAATATCAATTAGAAGTAGATGGTGTTTTAAGTAAAGAAATTGCTTACCATGGCGATTCAGATACAGATCAACAAACCGCTACAGCTAATGCAATGCAGAAAAACTTACAAGATATGCCTGTATTTGGCGACTCAGGTATAACTGTAACTAGAATAGCTTCGCGTGAATATAAAATTACAATGAACGGTGATTCTGCTAACAGTTATGATCAAATGTCTGGCTTTATGACATCAGGTACAACAAGCAGTATTACATTTGATGATTATCAGCGAGGATCAGATGCTAAAGAAGATATATGGAGTGCAACTAGAGGGTATCCAAACTTAGGTGTATTTGCACAAGGCAGGCTGTGGATTGGTGGTACTCGCGATAAGCCACAAGTTTTAATGGCATCAGAACCCGGAGTTTACCACGATTTTCTTGTTAAACGCGGTGAAGACAACGAAGGGTTTTTATTTACAATGAATGGGGCTAAAAGCCGTATTGTAGATGTTACTGGTGGTCGTGGTGTTACAGTGTTTACTGAGGGCGCAGAGTTTGCAATTACTGGCAACACACCTTCTACACTAGGTGCGGAACAGCAAACACAGCATGGTAGCTTTAGCGAAAATGTACCTACACTTTCACTTGATGGCACTACTCTTTTCATTGATAGAAATGGTAAAAGTTTAAGGCAGTTTGTATTTGATTATCGCGAAGAAGG